ATCTTTTGATAAGTCAGTAGTTGCCACGTCATTGACATCAGCAACAGCGCCACCAGCATAACTACACTCAGCAGACCTGTAAGCCCATGTACATACGTTTTGAACTACCTGCCTGCGTGGAAGCATGATGCCGGATAAATCTAATGATGATGCCAATTCAAACTCTATAAAAACACCATTCTCTGCCGACTTTCTATCTATAAAAAACACTTGCTCCGCAAAGGCTACAGTTGGATCTGCCTGTGCATTACCAGCGGCAAAATTAACAGCATCAAGGTATTTAAGAAAGGTTCTGCGCCTTGTAACTTTAGCACCTACCAAATCATCGAGGCTTGCAGTTAAAGCGCCAATTAATCCGCTAGTGTTTGCACATCGTAAAGTAGGTCTTGGCTGCTTACCGCTCCCCTGCTTTTCAAATCCACCTGCTTCAATAGGAAACCGAGCGTAAGCATTACCATTCCACACAATATCATTGCCAAGCTCGTTTACATCATTAGCCCATCGATAAACCGAATCACCCAAACTAGTAGCATCTAATTCAAACAGATCAATAATTGAACCTGCCGCGAGTGATTGCACATCAGAGGTGATCATATTCCAAACACTTCAATAAAAGTAGCTGACAGTGTTTCATTGTCGTAATCATCAATAGAGCGTGAATAACTATCACATAAGAACAGGCCAGAATCGCCAACCGGAGGAACCCAAGTGAAAGAAGTCACGCCTTTTTCAGTGTCAAGAAAAAGCTGAATAGCATCAATGGCCGTTGCAGTATTAGTGAATGACACCGACCATTTTCTTTGAATAGTGTTTATGCCATCGGCTACACGCTGAGAATACCCATCACCAAACTGAGCCTTTTTAACCCTAAATTCTGATGTTAGATTAATCCCTTGTGATGGTGTTGCTGTAAAAGTTGCCATTATGAAAGCAGACCTCCGTTACGTTTTTCTTCAATAAGCACTGCTCGAACTGCATTACCGATAGCCTTGCCGATATTTAATCCACCTTGGTCACCCTGCTGACTTGAGCCAGAAGCATCAACATTGACCACTACATTTACTGAGCCGCCGCCTGATGATTGGCCTCTACTATTATCCACTACCGTTTCGTTGGGATGTAGTATAGCAGGAAAGCCACCCTGCCCATCTACACCGCCTGAACGTGAGCCAGTACCAGTTGAGCCGCCACCAGCGAATGAAGGTATAAACCCCGACAAGGCAGAGCCGAACTTGTCAAATATTGGCTGTGATGCTTTTTGAATAGCTATCTTCTGCATTTGTTTGATCATGTTTTCGGCAAAGTCAGAAAATGACCCGCTTGAATTAACCATTGCATCAGCAAATGAAGCGCCCCATCCATCTACCGCGCTTGTTAATTCTTCAAAACCTTTCTTGGTCTTATCGAGCGGCTCTTCAAAATCCTCAAACAGTTTAGGCGACCATCTATCAATGACCTCTTTAGAGTCAATCATCGCGCCTTCTGCATCTTCGGCAAAATCTTCAAATAAACGCGGCCTCCAAGCATCAAAGATCTCGTCGGAATCCCTTACTATCTGTTCTGATATATCTTTTGCTGGCCCTGATTTACCGCTACCCTTAGGCTTGTTAATCACATTATTCAACAACCCTTGAACCCGTATAAACTCGTTTACTTTATTGGTTGCGGTATCAAACTCACCTTGTGCATTAATTAAACTTTCTTGCAGCGCGGTATTCTCTGGCGTTTTTGATAGCTGAAACGCTAGACCTGCGATTCTAAAGCTAAGTGTGTCGGCCTTTGATTTTGCCTCATCAAATCCGTCTGAAAGTTGAAGGAGTCGCTGCCTTGCTTGCGATATGGTTAAATTATCAAGGCTCTTTGTTAAAAAATCAGTGCTTTTAACTAGCGAGTCAGTGCTAGCAACTGCTTCATCTGCTCTTGTTGCCCATAAAGCTAATGAGCCAGCGGCTAAGAATATAAGACCAAGCGGGCCACCAAGAAATGCCATCGCCGTTTTAAGCCCTCTAGCGGCTAATGTTGCCGTGTTCATCGCTACCGCTGATGCCGTTGCTCTTACTGCCTGAACGCCTAATGCCGCTGACAATCCTGTTGCTGCAGGTATCGCTGTCAATGTTGCGGCTGTATTTAATGCCATAGCTGTAGCGGATAGTGTTATTGATGCCGCTACTTTTGACCCGTAAACAAGCGCCACGATTTCGCCAGCCGTTACTAGTTTGTCTAGGTTCTCAGATAAGCCTACGATTCCGCGTCCAGCCAAGCCAGAAGCAGCCTGCACCTTATCAAGGCCACCAATGAACTGAATGGCATTATTTCTAGCCACTGTAAATGATTGGCTAATTGTTGCAGTTGATTCGGCAAAGATACGATCTACTGTATCCCCGTACCCCTCTAATGATCTAATCAATAATTCAGCAGTTATCCCGCCCGTAGCTGCAAAGTCCCGAAGCTCGCTTTTTGCCAGTCCAGTTTCCTTCATTATGGCACGCATTATTTCAGGTGCGCCCTCTGATACGGAGTTAAATTCTTCGCCGCGTAATGCGCCGGCAGCTAAACCTTGTGATAATTGCGTAATTGCACCGGCAGCAGATTCAGCAGATGCCCCGCTAGCCGCAAATGACTTGTTTATGATGTCAGTAATTCGAATCAATCGTTCCTGACTCAGCCCTAGCTGATCTGTATTTCTAGCCAATACCGTAAAAAGTCCAGCAGTAGAACTTAAGTCGCTTCTTGTCTCATTAGCTACTTCTAGCAGCCTTTCTTGTACGCTTGTTAATTCGGCGGTTGAGTCAGTTACGACTTTAAGCCTATTCTGTATAGATGTATAAGCATCTGCTAAATCTGCTATTTCGCGAACACTTACAGCAGCACCAAGAGCAACAAAAGCGCTTTTTAATGCTCGCGTAGCCGCCTCTGTTTTCTTGCCCTGCCTGCCTAGCTTATCAAGATCTTTAGTGGCACGAACAACGCCGTTTGAATCGACCCTAATACCTAACGATGCAATATCAGCCATTATCCTTTCCTTTTTTCGTTATTTATTTTCATAATAGCCTTAATCTCAAAAGGATTTAATGTGCCGTTAAGCTCTGAATATGCTTTTATCTCACTGTATGTTATTTCGCCATTAGTCGCGTTGTGCAGCTCAACAAATATAAGCCAGATGTATTGCAGTTTATCATCTAGCTCTATCAGGCCATCTAATGCTGCCTTAGCCTTATCGCTTTGCTTTGCCGCTTGCTGCTTTAATGCTATCCGGCTAACCTTTGATCCTTCATCGAACCCATGCCAATAAAATTCCTGACTGGCATAGGCTACAAGCTCATCAATTAGCCTTTGATAAAATTTACTCTTTTTGCTATAAACTCATCGGTTTGAGTTGCTGTGTCAGGTGAATTAATAAATAAGTCTTTTAAGAACCCTCTATCAAACTCGATGGCTTTGCCTTTATCCTCAAACCCTCGCCAACCGATTACCGCAGAAGCTAATGTTTCCGCAATAATATCTCGGTTCTTGACCTGATCTGTATCGCCATCCTTGAACAACTCTAATACCTTACGCTTACCATTTAACTCTGCTTCCCTCCAAGTAGCTGAATCAACGCCAACAACTGTTAAATAACAATCAGTAGGCTTGCCATCAAGCGGGCTGAGTAAGTTTAACTCAGCCCCTTTTTCGTGACTTTCTAATGTATAAAGAGACTTGATATCCATTAAGCAGGTACTCGTTGAATCAATAAAGTTTTGCTTGTTGCCGTATCTTTTACGCCTGCAAATGCCATGCTTAACGTAATAGATCCATCGTCTGATACTTCTGGATTGCCAGACATGTACTTGATATTAGGCATGTAAACCCAATACGCATTGCCTGCTGGATCTGTCATTTCAAGCTGTAAGTCCGAAGCCGTTTCGTTAATAAACTTATTGTATAAAGTAATATTGTCAAAGAAAGCAGAAATAGTACCGCTTAACATGAAGCGTCTAATGCCCGGCAGTAATGACGTATCATCAAATACGACGAAACGTCTATCCATTGAATTGTCGGTAGTAAAATCAAGAGACTGAACTATACCAATAACCGTACCTCCATCACGGATTGAACCCGTAAAGGAATCGTAAGGCTCAGTTGTAGTCGGCGCTGGATAAGTTGAGCTAGATTTAGGCGTTCCTGTTGCCGGCTCGATATCTTTACCGATGAAAGTAAATTCACCGGTTACAGCCCGATCAGGTGCAAGGCTCAATGATAATGATGAAGCATTTAAGCCGGTCATAAATACGTAAGTATCTTGATCTGAATAATAGCTTTCAAAAGTAGCAAATCTGCGTTCTGTGCCGTTGCTAACTGTAGCTTCAACAATAAAAACCTCATCGCCGCCGCCTGACTCGGTACCCATTGTCTGCGACTCTATCGCTGTGACCGTCAAAACCAAAGCGGCAACCGCTGTAATAACAAATCGCCCGTTATTACCTGCAGTAGAATAACCTGACGAAGTAACCACACTACCAACGGTAAAGCCATCAGAAACAAAAGAGCCTGTTGACCGTGTGAACGTACCTGCCGCCGCCGCCGCCGTTACTGCACCGCTAGTTACCTGCGCTGTCCATGTGCCGCCTAGCGTGGCTTCTAACCAGTCGTCTTGCGCTCCATAAGATAACTCAAAGCCAACACCGTTCCCGACTGACTTATTGCCGTGACGAACAAAGTTATATTGACGATCAGTTGATAATTCTTCTGATCTAATTTCAGTCTTTTCTAAACCCAAAGACGTACCAGTATGACGGAAAGGCTTGAACGCTGGTGATGCTGGCGTTGTGCCATAAGTGCTTTCAAAAACGTAGGATAATCGGTGCTGTGAACCATCTGCTGTTGACATAATTATGTCCTCGGTTGTGTGTATGATTTAAAAGAAACAAAAACAGGCACTATAAACCATGCACCGTCGATTGTACCTGCTCCGCGTGATACGCTTCTTATTCTCACGTTTACGCTATTATACGTTAA